AGTGCTGTAGGGCATCCATACAGTGATGCGATTGGGCGCGTAATTGCGATTGCTTTTAGCCACACCGATCACCCGGGCCGGCACCGAGCCGAGAAACACGATCTGGCCGAGCGGCTCGACGCCGAAATCGCCGAACAGCGCCTGGCGCGCATTGTCGTCGATGATCACTTCCTGCAGCGCATTACGATCGTCGCGGAAAGTCACGCCTTGTAACAGCTCGACGCCGTTAACGCGGAAATAGTCGCGCCCGACGCCGGTGATCGAGGCAGTGGCGGACTTGCTGCGAAAACGGATGCTGTCGGAGGCGTCTACTTCCGGGCTGACGCTGTCGACGAAGCTTTGCTGTGCCAGCGCGTCGGCATCGGCCGGCACCAGGGTGCGGATGCTGTCGATGGCGTCGTCGAAGAAATCGCGGCCCGGATAGATGCTTACCACATTCGTGCCGAGATCTTTGAGGTTTTCCAGCGTGCGCTGTTTGGCGCCTTCGCCCAGCGCCACTACCGTGACCACGGCGGCGATGCCGAAGATGATGCCGGTCATGGTCAGCGCGGTGCGCAGACGATGAGCGTTCATCGCCTTCAACGCCATGTGCAGCGATTCGCGAGTGCGGTCGATCAGGCGTTGCCAGCCGCTTTGCCGGCTGCGGTTCGGCGGCGGCAACGATGGGCCGGACGCCGACTTGCGGCCACTGTCAGCGATGATCTTGCCATCTTGCAGTTCGATGACGCGCTGCGCATGTTGCGCCACTTTCATATCGTGGGTGACGATCACCACGGTGTGGCCGCGCTGATTCAGTTCGCTCAGGATCGCCAGCACTTCCTGGCCGGATTGGGTGTCCAGCGCGCCGGTCGGTTCGTCCGCCAGGATGATCTCACCGCCGTTGATCAGCGAACGGGCGATGCTGACGCGCTGCTGCTGGCCGCCGGAAAGCTGGCCGGGTTTGTGGTCTTCGCGTCCCTCAAGCCCCAACCGCGCCAGCAATTGCGCCGCCCGCTGCCGCCGCTGATCGCGCCGGGCGTTGGCGTAGATAGCCGGGATTTCGACATTGCCCAGCGCGCTGAGATCGGGCATCAGGTGGTAACGCTGGAAAATAAAGCCGATATGCTCGCGGCGCAGGCGGGCCAGTTCGTCCGGCGACAGGTGGGCGGCGTTCTGGCCGCTGATGTAGTAATCGCCGCGATCCGGCACGTCGAGGCAGCCCATGATGTTCATCAGCGTCGATTTGCCGGAACCGGAGGCGCCGATGATCGCCACCAGCTCGCCGGCGGCGATGGTCAGATCGATGTCTTTCAATACCGTCAGCGCCTGGCCGCCGTTGGTGTAGGTTCGGCTGATGCCTTTTAGTTCGATGATCGCGTTCACAGGAAGATGCCATCCTCAGCCGATTTGGCGGCGGGCTGCGACAGCACCACGGTTTCACCGGCTTTCAGGCCGCTGAGGATCTGAATGTCGACGTTGTTGGTGATGCCGGTGGTCACTTTGCGCGTTTCCAGCCGCTGGTCTTGGGTCAGCACCTGCACCTGCTGCTCTTGGCCATCGATTTTATGCACCGCCTGGATCGGCACCAGTAGGGTGTTCTTCGCGTCGCCGAGCAGCAAGGACACCTGCGCGGTCATGGCGATGCGCAGGCGGTTTTCCGGGTTGGGCACGTCCAGCAGCGCGTTGTAATAGACCGAGGCGTTCGAGGTGCCGGAGCCGGAAGCAGAGCTGGTCCCGGCGAGCGAGTCGTCTTTCATCACCGATTCCGGTGCCAGCTCGATGGTGCGCAGCGTGGCGTCGTACCGCTTATCCGGATCGGAGAAAATAGTGAAGTACGCCTTTTGTCCCGGCGAAATGCGGGTGATGTCGGCTTCGGAGATCTGCGCCTTGATGGTCATCATATCCAGCCGCGCCAGCTTGACGATGGTCGGTGCACTTTGGCTGGAGTTGACCGTTTGTCCCTGCTGCGTGACCACGGCGATAACAATGCCGTCCATCGGCGCAACCACGCGGGTATAGCCCAGATCGATTTTTTTCTTTTCGACTTGTAGCGCGCCGAAATGTTTCGGACTGTTTTGCACGAAATTCCGGACTGAGAAACGCCTGAGAAATATGGCATTCCGGACAGTCCGGAATAAAATGCAATTGTGGATTATGCTTTAAATTACGTAACCGAACTGCCCCATCCAGAACTTATCGTTCTGATACTGTTGCCGGAGGTCAGAGATCAAATGTGGCCTATCAAAAACCGCCACCATTGCGACTTCTGTTGACGAGGATGCAACAACCGGTGTAGACGGATCGCGCCACGCCCCAATCCGATAATACGCCGGTGAGCCGTCCATATTCGTTGTCCACCGGTTTTTTAACTGCACACCGGGTGTCAACAGCGCCATAACGAACTCATCCGCCTGCTGCGGTATATAGAGAGCAACAAAGTTATTATCAGCATCCACAACAAATGCCGTCCATTGCCAGTTCATTGCTGTTGCTGCCGGTTTAGATGCAGCAGACGCTTTAGCGAACAGCGTATTGGTTTTATCTGCGGCCCCCACAACTGCCGTCACGTTGTTGACGTTAATAGATGCGGCGGATGCCTGAATAGCTCCTATGCCAACCCCTGTCAGTGTATCGCGCTGCGATACGTTGCCGAACGGGTAACTGTAGGTTTGATCCGGAGCTGGCAATACTGATGGCTGCCGATGGATACAAATCAATGTGCGATTAATCCCGTCAGGCACATTTGTCAGATAACCCGAATTTTTATTACATGAGACCCCTAGACGGGCCTGGGTCGGCGTGCCAACTTTCGTTAACGTGTGGCCATTCCCGGTCAAATCCTCACTAAAGTCCCCGCGCCAGAATGCCATGGCACCATCAATGGCGTTGAACGGAACAAAAATAGGTGGGAACTGAGGGTTTTCGATTACAGAATCATCAGCAATGATAATTGGCATGATTAACGCTCCGACATCCAGATTTCAGCATAGTCATCCATCGGACGCATAACGCCCGTGGAATCTTCATAAGACTCTCCCGGCAGATCGCCGGAACTGTCACAGATATTTCCGCGAGGGCCATTGATGCGCCCTGATTTACCCATTAGCTGTGTGACGCCCCAGCCATACGTCATTACCTCATTTTCACTCAACGGCCGTGATGTGATGACGGTAATACGGTCTGCTGCGGTTACCGCGACAGACGTAATAATGTCGATGTAGTCGTAGGTATCACGATTGACGACCTCGAACCCATAATTCGGTGTTTCCCACACCCAGTCTGTTTTTATGCGAAGCGGCGGAGTTGGGACGTTATAAACATACTCATGCACCGTTCCCTGAACGTTTTCATTAATAATCGCCAACCATGTTACGCCAAACGGTTTCCCTGCTTTGTTGTTCTGCAATGCGCGATGCACTGAGCGCTGAGCGAGGCGACCGCAGTAGATGTACTCGTCTGGGGACATATGCACACCGTCAACGTATTTTCCTACGTACGCGGGACAGCTTATCTGTATATGTCCTGCATGGGCCAGTTTGCGAATAGAAAGCGCAATGCTCGGAAAAACCCTGTTATATGCACGATGGGATGCCAGCTGCTCCGCGACTATAATGCTGTCATAACCTTGCCCCGTTATAGCACGCATATCACGGTTTTTATCTGTAGCATTTTTTATAAACAGCGCCTCCCACTCGTCCATCGGTGTCGCATCTCGATAGTCAGACTGACCCTGACTAAAATAGCGACATAATTCCGAGTAGATTTCCCCCTCCGCATTAGCGAGCCGCATGGCATTTGTCACATACCGAATGAATTTATCGTAGCTTTCAGAGCCTTTCATCAGCTCGCTTAATTTCAAACCAGCCACAGCATGAGTCGCACCGAAAAATTTAAACGGCAATTCATCAGCATTTGATACTCCACGTTCAATCATTAACTTTCTCGTCAACTCATTCAAAAATGAACTGAGATAGGTTTCTGACTGTGGGTACTGTTCAAATCCTGGAATGACTAAATTACTCTCAATCAGCGGAGAAAATGTGTCAGTCTCTGGTGTCGAACTCCTGATTGAACCGCTGAACATTACGTTATTGTATGGCTGTGTACCATTGACGATTTTAACATGCTCGGGGTCAGTTGCTCCTGCTGGCAATGACTGCCCGTCGAGCTGTACTCCCATGACCCCCCGGTAGTCAATATCAGGAATTTCTGGTTCAGTTTTTTCCGAAACGCCACCAATTACGGGCAGCCCTTCTTTGTTGGGATACCCAGGTGAGCAAGCGTACGGGCGGAAAAACATATCGGTGTACACCAGGCCAGGCCCGCCGCCAGGCATGTTAATAACCTTCAATCCGGACAATGATGTATCCCCGCGATTATTAATATAAAACGGAACCTGACCTGTTTTTGTTGCAATGCCGCCAATAATTTTATGGCCGAATTCATCATAGGCGTCATTGATATTTACGATATTGCGCGAACGTTTAAATGCCTCGCTGGCCTGGTAACCAAATTTAAAGACATAGGCACCACTCGCCAACGTGTCTCCCGTTGGTGTGGCGATACCGTTAACGTTCTCGTATTTCTCAGTCCAATAGAGGCTTGAGTCAGACCAAACAGTAAAGAATCGGCGGGTTTCGATACCATCATCAATCGCTTTTTGTGCCTTCTCTTTACTGTCGTAAGCCGCTGTCGCACTCATTGTTAAGTCATTGAGCCGCAGGGTCTCAAATTTTAGGTACTGAGTCCGATTCGCGAGTTGTTGGGCTTGAATATTATCGGGGCCGCCTGGCCCACCCAAAACAGGCGTATCCTTCTCCAGCTGATAAATGGTCTCTTCCCATTTATTATTTTCGGGCAATGAGCTGGCCATGGTTTTAACCTCTGTGTGTATATGTGCCGTTATGAGTAATGGCACCGTTGTGAGTTATCCCGCTTAACCGTTTAAACATGACGATGCGACCTAATCGGCCTAATAATGGGTCTTCACTTTTCGAAAAGTCATAAAGAATCTCAGCACTGGTTTCCAGACCGGCCAGGTCAGACTCTTTGCTTAACAGCGCCATCTTGGATATAGGGTCAAATTTCACACGATAGATTTCGACTAAAACAGGGCTGTTATTCTCAGCCAAATTTATTCCCTCATAACGCAACGCGAATTCTTCACCCTGGTGAGTGATAATCGGTAACGTGTCATTGCCTGAATGCTCATAATCCACAACAACGGGCTGATTCAGCGGTGTGGTCAGCCAGTCAATAACACCCCACAGTTTATCGACAATATAATGTGAGCCTTCGGTCATCCCGTTGATTTTTACACCCCAGACTTGTTGATTACTCAAGCTGCTGCGATCGCCAACCACAATCCCGGTCGGCAGGGTATCTTGTGCAAACAGGTTAGGAGGGCGTGATATATGATTGCCGTTCAATAATATGCCTAGGTTTTCGGGCGCATACTCATGCCATGTAGACGTGATTTTTCCGCTGACGGCTGAAATATAGCGCTCCATTGTAACGAGCTGACCGCCTACCGAGCCTTTGGTTTTTTTCTCGTCAAACTCCAGCTCTAAATCCAGCGTCGAAACATCTCCGACCCATCGCCACGATAAAGCCTGGCCCGCCGAATTTCGGCGAGCCAGATAGATTTTCCCTTGACCGTAATAAAAATCACTCATTGGTTACCGCCTTATGCCGCAGGTTCTTCCGGTTGCGGCTCCGGCTCCGGAGTAGGTTCAACATAGTGGCCTGTTGGTAATGTGATGATCCAATTGCTCAGCGATGCAATATCGCCGCGCCTGGCTTCTATACTGACCGTGTGAACCCGATTTAATGGGGAGATCGCGGACGAATACGGCAGCGTCAATGTTGCTTCAACGGTATTTGTCGTCCAAACAATATCCCCGGTATCAGGACGAACGAGTGTAATTACATAAACCACCCCCGACTCTGGGCCAATACTGCTATCAAGATAATCAATTAACCGGTCAGCTTGTAATTGCCTGTCACGGTGAGACCAGGTTAAAATATATTCCGCTGCCGGCTGCGCAACGAGGGGATAAGGTTCGTCATTTAAACGAATATTTGCCGGCAAATAGGGTTTTGCCTGGCGGGCCTGTAGCGTCAAATGGTTAACAGGTGCAGCGCCGGCAGCGAGTGTTTCTTGTGCCGTTCTCGTCAGCAAACGAACGTCTATCGTTTCTCCCTCCAGATATTCCAACCCATCACTTTCAATCGCATCCTGGAAGAAACGCAGCCGCGCGCCGGCCAGATGGCCAGTCGGCAACGTATCGGCACAGCCACGCCCGACGGTCAACGTCCCGGTCGCCAGATCGGCGGCATCGATACGAACAATCTCATCACCGATCATCGCCCCTGCACCCACTGCCGGCAGCGTGGTTAATGACGCCTTAAAGGTGGTATCAAAGCGACCTGCAGGCTGTGTTAGCGTGACGGCCGGCGTCCAGTCGCCGTTAAGATTACCGCGCCAGTTCACGCCGTCGGCGCGCGTCTGCAGCAGATAATTGATTGAGGCGCTGCTGGGCGCACTGGCCATCACGCCCAGGTAACCGGCCTCCGGGGGAATGGCCGCCAGCTCCGCCGGCCCGACGGTGGCTGCAAGGACGATATAGGGCAGTTCAAGGAGCTGGCTATCAGTAACGGGGCGTGCCGTCTTGTCCGGCGGTGACCAGGTGCTGCCTTGCTCGCCGCTACTGTACGACGTGCTCGGCATCCCGAACACATCCTGAATGGCCGTCACCTTCAACTCACCGGTGTCCTGTTCTTCAATCTTGCCAACACGCATCACCATGTTGCCGATGTTGCGCTCTGGCAGGCTGATGCGAAAAACGCCCGCCGGCGTCAGCACGCCACCGCGTCGGTCGAAATTGATAATCAGTCGGGTCAACCCGGCCGCGCGGGTTTCGAGGTCACGTTGCGCCAACCTCGCCCCCAGCGCGTGGGTCGGCACGGCTTTGTATTCGACGCTCTCTGATATCAACCCCACGTTCTGGATCGCCCCCAGGTTCTGCGCGCGCACTTCGCCTTCGCTGTTGGTCACCGGGTCGCGGTACGTCACCACAATTTCATTCGGGGCCGCGTCGGCGCTGGTGCTGTCGTCGTCCTGCACGCCCACGATGCCGTTGTCGTAGGTAAACAGCGGCAAGGTATTGGGGTCGTAGTCATCACGTAGTAGCTTGAGCGTCAGTTTGCCGGTGCTCAGGTCACCGTATTGGGCTGCACCGATGTGATCCAGGACTTGCTGCACAAACGTATTAAGGTCGTCCTGGCGGTTGTAGCGAAAACAGAGGCCAAATCCTTCGTCATAGAGCCGGTCTGCCGCGATGCGATAGCTGTCAATGTCCAGGTCGCCCAGCACCAGCCCGCGTCCCCAGTCACGATTGAGGGCGCACTCAACAAGGATGTGCGCCGGGTTCATGGCATGGATCGCACGCAGGTTGGCTATCTGTTCAGCGGTCAGGTCGGCCTCGTCATCAAGCTGCCCCTCGGTGTTCTGCAGCAAAATAAGCGCCTTCTCCGGATACCACACCGGCCCATCCCAGCCTTGCGTACTGCGGCGAACGCGGT